GCTGTTCCTGTAGTTCCGCAGTTTCGTTCGGGTTCGAGTCAGACTTCAAGCACTTCAGAGTCAGTAATAAATGAAACCATCACGAGTCATCAATACAGAACAGGATATAGCTACTCAGCATCAGGACATAATATTGAAAGTTCCGACCTCAACGGATATATCAACCCTACAGCCACAACTCTTTCAGAACAGACAGTTGGAGGGGTAAATTTTAGTTGGACTTCACCAAACCTAGATGCTGTACCAAGATGGAAAATTACAACTGGTGGAGCAGCCTTTTCTCTTCAAGAAACTCTAATAACACCAGGGTTAGACACAGTAACTACAATAACAAGAACAATAAATTCCAGCACCACAACAGAAACTACAACTACCTTTGGTCAATAATATTAGTTTTCTGTCCAACAAAAGTTTTTGCCAATACTACAGTTGCAAGTCCTAGCTCTAATGCTCAAGGTGTTGTAAATAATAATGCCACCATGATAACCCCATCAGCTATGCCATCTTTCAGAATGAGTCAAGGCATTGTCTGTGCTTCTCCTAGCCTTACGATCACTCCTTATGTAACAGATGCTTGGTCATTTAACAGACCAATAGAACAGGTCACTAGGCAAAACATATATGACGAAAATACTGGAGAGATAAAATATGTTCAAGAGACTCCTAGATTTGAGAAAGATAATTACAATTTGAACTATGGTATCTCTGCTCAAATAAACATACCATTGGGAAAGTCACCAGCTCTTTGCCATGAAGCAACAACGGTAAATATAGAAGCTCAAAAATTATTGATAAAGAAAACTAAAATGGAAATCAGCCTTTATCGTTTAGAAATGTGTGCAAAACAGGCGAAATTAGGTGTTACCTTCAAACCTAATACTCCTAGTGCTGTTACTTGTGAAGATATTGTTGTTAATATTCCACCAAATCAAGTTATCCCACATACTCATAAATTAAAGTAGATAAGTTACGGGTATTACACTTATCTACAAGTAATTATTTTACTTATCTTTTTTCTTCTTGGTCAACTTTGTCACGACTTGCTTAACTATTGGGCGGACAAGTTGAAGTACAAGCGGTGCAGAAGCACCAACCAAAGCAAGGCTAAAAACCCCAACAAACTGTGGAGCAGACGGAATGTATTGATCTTTGAACGGAACGTCTTCATAGATAGTGATACATTCAGACCCATCTTGCCCTCTTTCATGCCTTATAACACGTTCTAACTTTTTATCGTTACGAAAGTCTCCTACTCGCTGGTCATTTTTGCCAGGACAGGGAGGAAAATCTGGTGGTGGATCTGGTGGTATATCAGGAATCTTTGGCTGTTCTGTTTCTGGTAAGGGCGGTGGTTCATTTTCTATAGGAACTTCTTCTGTTATTACTAAATTTTCTGGAGAGTAATCAAGCGGTATAAAACTAGGAAACGGAAAATCACAGGTAGTAAACACCCCATTAGGATCTTCTAGTAACAAGTTACGATTACCTGTATTTTTTATATCTCGATGCTGATAGGTACAACCAGGAACATCAATCTCAGGTGGTGTTGTAATGGTTAGATAATGAGGAGTATAAGGTTCTGGTACGTCTGGTATATATATCTCAGGAATACTTATCTCAGGTATTTCCAATTATATTCCTAGTCCTTTTGGTATTGGTAATGATTCTCCTGTTACATCAGGTAATTCTTTTTCTAATACTTTAGGCATCATACCTTGAA